CAGCTAGACATAACATAGAACAGTATATGCAGAAGTCTTTGGGTGTACGGACAATCAACTTGATTGCTTTGCATTTGCCTAAGAACTATAAGTTGCCTTATGGCCCTATTACTTCAATTAGCACAGCGGGTTATACTTTATTTGGCGATTTGCTAAAAGAAGGCGGTAAAGACATTAACATTACCTATGTTACCAACGCAAGTTTGGTAAATGATGCAATTAAGCAAGCAATCTATCGTCAAGCCTACCATTACTACGAATACAGAGAGGCTAATTCTAAGCCTGATTTGTTAAGTGAGGTTAAGTTGTTAGTAAATCCATACAGAAGAATAGTATTCCCATGATGCGTGAAAAAGTGGTATTTAAAAGGTCTGTACAGACTCAAGACCCTGTTACTGGTCAGCTAATAAATACCGTATCTGCTTATTACGAACCAAAGGGAGCTAGTGTTAAAGAAATTACACCTAGCGTGGATACTATTGTACAGAAGCAAGACTTAGGTACTTTGATTGAGGTTGTGATTCGTTACAATCCTTCTGTTGCTATTCAGAATGGAGATCAGATTGAGTGGAGAGGGTTTTACTTTACTTCTCTTGCACCAAAGGTTGACCCATTAAGAAGGTATGTTACTATCAAGGCATTCTCTGCAATGGAAACCACTAATAGAAATGGGAGTCCAAGTTAAGGTAAGCGGAATCAATATTCTATTACAGGATTTAGACCAATACTCTGAAAAGGTACAGGCAGGTATCTATAAGGAAGTAAGGGATTGGGCAGAGAGAACCGAGGCTGATGCTAAAAGAGATGTACCTGTAAAAACAAGTGCTTTAAAAGGAACTATTCGTTCAGTAGTATCAAACAATGGATTAACCTGGATTGTAAAGGCTGGAGGTATAAACGAAGTTAATTATGCTCCTTATGTAGAGTTTGGTACAGGAACTGAGGTTGATGATAAATTTTTGCAAGAATACGGATTGGTTAATTACGCAAGTCAATTTAAAGGTAAAGAACGAGCTAAGTATCCAATACCTCCTAATAGTTATCTATACCGAAACGCTAGGTTGGAGTTTGAGAAAACTTTAGCTAATATTAAGAAACTTCTACAAACACAATGAAACAATTAAAGGATTGGGCACAGATTTTTGCTTTGTCATTTCTGTGCCTTTCAATTTGCTCAGGCATCCTAGAGTTTGCTCTATGGTGCAATAAGCCGTTTGCTTATCTTTTATCCGTATCTTTCTGCTTCTTAGTTATCTGGGGAGGAGTAGAAATATATGAGCGTTCTAAATGAACTACACGGACAAAATATATCTTTCAAGACATTCTTATTTTGAGAAACGATTTGCTAGGCTAATCAACCGAGCATTGCATGAACAGTACGATGAAATGGCTCGTTTATTTGAGTCAGGACAAGACATCGGCTCTGTGAGTGGTCAAGGTATAGCTATGGTATATCAAGCCATGTATCAGCTTATAATGGAGGATGAGGGCACTTTAACTTGGAACGAGTTCGTTAAGCCAATCACCAACCAAGAAATACAGACAAAAGACATCTTTGATGAGGTAGCAAGCACTCTTGCACCACAGAATGTAAACGAGATGACATCGTTTTGGAGAAGGCTTATGGATGGCTTTCTAAGCACCTACATTGGCTTTAGAATTTCAGAGGTACTATCGACAGGTGTTAAGCGAGTAAACGAGTTAATTGGCAAGAGCAGGGCCGATGGATTAAGCAATCAGCAGATAGCTGACTTGATTCGACAGACAGACCTAGTGCTACGATCTAACACGATTGCAAGAACAGAGGTTACCAACGCAATGAGCAAGGCACAACTTCTTGCACTAGAAAGCTCAGGATTGAATTGGCAGAAGGCATGGAAGGCAATTCGTGATGACAGAACTAGAGATGCACACCTCTTTACAGACCCTAAGTTCTTTATTCCAATCAAGGACAACTTCATTATCAATGGTCAGCAGTTGGCATATCCTGGAGATTCAACCCAAGGAGCTTCTATGACTAACACGATTAATTGCAGATGCAGATTGTCGTTCAAGCAGGAGGGCAATAGGTTTGGATTTACAAATCGTTAAAAAACCTTATCTTTGACTATGGATTTATCAAAAGCATTAAAAGCTGGTTATTTTCAAGCACTATACCCAGAGATAGGTGTACCTATCTACGATGCATTTTCTATCCCTGAGATGGCAGGATATCCCTATGTGATTATTTCTAGCATAACAACTTCTGAGATTACGAATACTACCTGTAAGAAGTTCAATGCAGATGTTACCTTGGATATTGTAACAGGCTTTACTAGACCTACGGGTATGGATCAGGCATTTGACATCGCTCAGGATATTGAAGACATTATAAATCCTATGAGTAATGCTGACATTAACATTAATGCTTACGGATGGGAGATTGGAACTACCAACCTAGCAAGTTCTGATAGTGTTCAGTTAAGAACAGGTGAGTATTGGATTTACAGAAATGTTAGGACATATTCTCACATAGTTGTACCATTTTGATAATAAAAAAAAATCTGATACCTTTGAAATAATAAAATAATAAGACTATGGCTAACGAATTATTTAGTAAAGATATTGGTGTTTACATTGACATTTCTGCAACTTCAACACCATCTTGGAAATTGGCGGTTTGTACCTCCTCAAAATCTTTGTCTATTTCCGTAGGCTCTACAGAAATCAACAACGATTGTACTGGTGACTTCGTAAGAAACCTTCCTTCTACTGCTTCTTGGACAATGAGCTTTGAGGGTGATGTTAATACCAACCCAGGTGTTAATGAAGTTTCTGCTGAAGACATCTTTGGATATACTATTGCTAGAGCAACAAGAAAGTTTAAGTTTGAATCGCTAGATGCTTCTTACATCAGATATGGTGAAGGGTTCATCTCTCAGTTTGACGAAACTGCAACTGCTCCTGAATATCAGACATACTCTGTAACCATCACAGGTTCTGGCCCAATTGATGACGCAGTAACAACTTAATTTCTGTTTTTCGTGTTTGTGTTTAGTAAAAAGGCTCCTTTTTTAGGAGCTTTTTTTTTGCTTGTTACATTTATTACTAAATTAGTGGCATGACAGGAATAATGACACTAAACATAGGCGGCAAGAACCGAACCTTGCGGTTTAACAACTTTTCAGCTATAGAACTTGCTAAGATTATCTACAAGGGTGAGAATGCTAATTTCGAGACAGAGGACTTGCTAAATCGAATCATGAAGCTTAATGAGAAGAATCACTTTCTACTTGTTAAGACTTTGATTTACGCAGGCATCATTGGCAATGACTATGTTGTAGGCTTTGAGGAGTCTGTAACTGTGGAGCAGGTTGGAGAGTGGATTGCGGAGATTAGTGAAGAGGACATCTATTCTGTATGGCAAACTTTTTGGAATTCTATGGGAGTTGACTTGCCTGCGGTTAAGGAATTGGAATCAACGACAGATTCTGTCGCTGAAAAAAAAAGTTAACATGGATTGATATTTGCCAAGAATGTTTTGGTGAACTTCGCATACTTCCTCGAAATTTTTATCAAATGACTTTTGCTGAGACTATCTTGACCATGCGTGGTCATCAGATTAGTCAGTCAAGAGAGTGGGAAAAGTATAGGCTTGTTGCTTACCAGGTATACACCTCTATTCCTAAGAAAAGTCCTAATAAATCTATTCAGCAGTATTTCCCATTGCCTACCGATCAGGGTGGCAAGAAATTAGATTCTTCCTTAGTTAAAGCTCGTAGAAATGCCTTCTTAGATAAGATGGCTAAAAATTAGTATTTTTGAAATATGAATGAGCTTCAGATAAAATTAACTGCCGATATAAAGGACATCCAGTCGGCCCTGACAAAGGTAAAAAAGACCTTAAAGGAGTTTGAAGACTCAGCGTCTTCAAGTACAGATAAGACGAACAAAAAAAAGTCCGATCAAGTAGGCATTATTCAAAAATTAAATGCCGAGTTATCCAAATACAAAACTCTTATTACCAAGGCTACTAGTGAAGTTGAGATTGCTAAATACAATGCAAAACTTCAAGAGACGCAAAAAGAATTAGCAAGGTTAAATGCTTTAGGTAAAGTATTTGAACAAAGAAAGGTTGTAGTTAAAGAAGAAATTGGGCTTATTGGTCAGCTAAATGCTCAGGTAAAGCAATTAAAAGTTTCATTACAACAAGCAACAGACGAACAACAAGTAGCTAGGCTAAATGCTCAATTAGAACAAACTAGTGCTGAACTTACAAGAATTAATTCTTTAGGTAAATCAGTTGCTGTAAATACAGCTAAATCTTTTGATAATTTTAGAGTATCTGCTGGAGCTGCTAATGGTTCAGCTATTGCATTCAACCGTGTAATTCAAGATGCACCTTTTGGAATTATTGGTGTAGGTAACAACATACAACAACTTGCTGAACAATTTAGTGCTTTAAGAATTACTACTGGTAGCACAGGAACAGCATTGTCTGCATTTTTTAAAAGCTTATTTACAGGATCAAATTTACTTGTTTTAGGAATATCGGCAGCTACTGCTGCTTTTACAGCTTATCAATTAGGTGCATTTGATTCTGCTGAAGAAACTAAGGATTTAGCTAAAGAGTTAGACGATTTTAAAAATTCACTTGATGGAGTAACTAAAGCTCAATTAGAAGGGGCTCAATCTGCTCAAGGTGAAATTCAATCATTAAAGTTATTAAAACTTCAGGCTGAAAACGCTAATCTTCCTTTAGAAAAAAGAATACTTGCGGTAAAAGAATTAAGAAACCAGTTTCCTGAGTATTTTAAAGGATTATCTGATGAGCAAATACTTTTAGGTAATGTTGGTGGAGCTTATGATAAATTAACTAAAAGTATTGTAGCTAATGCAAAAGCAAAAGCATTTAGTCAGCAAATTACAGAAAACGAAAAACAAACTTTAACCTTATTACTTCAAGAAGAACAAAGAGCATTAGAAATTTTAGATAAAAGAGCTCAGTTAGAAAAAGCAAGAATTGGTGAACAAACAAGTGGTTTGAAAGTTGCTGGTCAATTGACTGCTACTAATATTGAAGCTAATAGAATTGAATCTGAATTAAATGATTTAATAAAACAAACTACTGATAGTGCTGAGGAAAGAAGAAAAATAGCATTAGAAACATTGTCTATTGAATCAAAAATACCTGAGCAAATACAAAAAGCAGGAGGGTTAATAGATCAGAATAAAGATAAAATAGATAAATCAAAAGAAAAGGTTGAATTCTATGACAAAGCTTGGAATGAAAATGAAGATAGATTAATAAGAATTAACCAATTATTAAGAGCTATTGCAGATGAAACTCCTGCTCCTGCTGAAATTAAACCAGAAGCAGAAACTGCTGATGTTGTTCCAAAAGGAAGAATTGAAGCTTTAGAAGAACAAATAGCTTTATTTGAATTTCTAAAAAGATTACAAACAGATACTGGAAAAATTGACGAATACACCTTAAAAATATCTCAGTTAAGACAAGAATTAGCTTTATTAAATGGAGAACAAGTAAAAAGTAATTTAGAAACAATCGTTGACGCATTTAGTTCTCTTGGTGCAGGAATTGCTGCTTCATTAAACATTAGTGATAGAGCATTAAGAGGATTTGTTACAACTTTGCTTTCTGCTACTCCTAAGATTATTGGTGCTATTTTTGAAAAAGCTCAAGCAACAAATAGTGCTGCGGACAAAGAAAATGTAGGTAATCTTAAACTAGCCACTGGTAATGCTGTGGTTTCAGCCACAGAAGGAGCCAAAGGATTAGGCCCAGTTGGTTTAGCTTTATTACCTGTATTTATTGCAGGAGCAGTTGCATTAGTTAGTGCAGCATTCGGTAAAGCAAAAAGTGGAGGTTCTCCTTCAGCAGGATCAGGTTCTACATTTACAAATCGAAGAGAGTTTGGTGGCCCTGTGTCTAAGGGCAGAGCCTACATTGTAGGTGAGCGTAGACCTGAGTTATTTGTGCCTAATACTAATGGGGTTATTATTCCTCAATTGCCATCAATGGATTATTCTAGTGCATCAGTAAACTCCGGAATGTACGGTGTTGAAGTAATGCTAAAAGGCCCAGATGATTTGCTATTCTTTGTGGAGCAGGCTCAAATCAGAAGAAACATAAGATAAAAAAAACCTTGACCACACGGCCAAGGCTTTCTGTTAACAAAAACCCAAAATAACTACATTAAATTCTTTTTCTGAGTAGTGCTATTTTTCTAATACGATCCTCATCGACATCGTACTTAATGCAACTTTTCTCGATTAATTCGTCTGTGATGTTCTCAGGACTTGCCCTGATTTCTGCTATGCACTTGGCGATAACATCTGATGATTCTTTCAATGTTCTGTTCATGTTGGGACAAATCTAATCGAACACTAAATATAAGTCAAGATAATCCCTATTTTTTTTTGTATTTTTGACCAATGGCAGAATACAGATTCATTTCGGGACTATTTGGAGGCACAGGTTCAATCACAGTTAATGGTGTAGCTCCTTTGCTATCCTATGAGGAAGGAACTTCTTTAACCATTCTAGGAACATTTGATTCTGGATTTAGCTTTAGCTCTTACAACATCAACAATGGTTTCCTGACTTCAGGAACGAACCCTTGGACATTTAATATGCCATCAAGGGATGTTAAGCTAAGAGTTAACCTTACAGGCACATTTACCCCAAGTGATACCGATTATGAACTTAGATTCTTTTCAGAAACTGAGGATCAATCTAATCAACTCATAAGATTAGAAATCTACGAGTTTGGATATATCGGTTCTGCAATACAAAAAGATACGGCAGGATTCTCATTCCGTTGGGGCAACTTTGGTCAAGATGAACTAGAGCCAATCGTAAGGTCATCATTTAGCTTTGGTCTTGTCGGAATGCGTGACGAGTACTTCGAGCTTCTTGAAGGCGGTTACAGAAAATGGCTACTTAAAGTTCTGATTGAAGGTGATTTGTTTTGGGAAGGATACATAAACAATTCTACCCTGACAATTAATGAAGTAGGAATCAGAGAAGTAATGGAGTTTACTGCTTCTGATGGATTTAATTCATTTGACTCCAAAAGAGTAAACGAGCAGTACTTTGATGGTTTCTCAGGTAATACATTTGTTGGAGGATTCTTTGGAGCATTAAATCAAACATTCCCTTTGCTAAGGCCAATAAATATGGCTTGTGAAATATACGAGACTAGGCTAGATACTAATGATGGTGTATTTGAACAGCTATTGATTCCTTCTAATGCTGTATTTACAGATGGTTCTATTCCTTTGTACCTTTCAATTAATGGAATTGTTGAAAACACATCTGTTTACATATCAGAATTTCTAACTGCACTTCTAAAACCTTTCCTTTGCAGAGTTTTCTTGTGGAGAAACGAGTTCTACATAATCTCTTTGCCTGAATTGGCTAAGGATAGTTACAGGCTATTTAATTACAACACAGACGCTGAAAGAGAAGGAATTATTACCATAACTCCTGGCATGGATGTATCCTGCAAGTTTACAGGAGGTCAGCGTACTGGTAGACCTGTTTACACCGAGTTTACGGGCACATTAGAACTTGGGGTACTTGACTACTCATCTCGTGGAGGAATCTACGAGGAGCCGTTTAGTGTTGATTCTTGGGAGTTTAATTTACCAGGTAGTGCATACCCAGGAACTTATCAGTTAAGGCTATGGAACTATGTTCTTGCAATCCCTAGCAATCAGCCTAGCTCCTATCCAACAGGAATTAATCCTGCTAAAATTCAGTATGTATCTGATTCTCTAGGAGAATATGCTAAGATATGGGGCACAAGCTCTGTGAGCGGAACAGGAGACATAAATATATCATTTATAGAACTTGACTCTACAAGAGTATTTACTGGTATTCCCATTGCCCAAGACTTAGCGAATACTTTGAGTTTTCAGCTTGAGTTTATCTTTGAACCTAGATTCTCAGGCGAACTACCAAGACCAAATACAAATGCAGGTGTTATGATTAACATCGGAACTAAATATTTGGCTTTTGATGGTGTAGCTACTTTTACTTGGAGTTCTTCCTTTACAATCATGCAGTTCCCAATGGGATCATTGTATGCATGGAATAAGCTAGACATTGTTAATGTAGTTGTACCTGAAGATGGCAATGTCATTATAAGGCTATATCAGGTCATTACAACTAACTCTGGGTCGGTAGACAAGTACACAGTAGGGTACAGAAATATGTCGCTTAAAATCGAAGAAAACGATGCCTTTGCGACAGAGGAAATATCAGAGAAATTCGTAACCGATGAATCTTACTCCAATGTCTACGATGATGTCAAATTTAAGATTGGCGATGTCGACACAGAAAACTCAAGTAGTGCTATACGGCTCGACTTACCTGGATATGGCAATCCAAATTCTCAGGCTTGGTCTAGGGATGGTGTCGAGTCATTACCATTGATTCAGATATTCCTTCAGGAGTTAGCAAATATTAAGGGTAGACAAAACCCTAGGTTGATATTGACATTGCCTAGAGATGCTGCAAATCCATTGGAAATAAAACCATATCAGAACATCGAATACGATGGACATTATTGGATGGTAATTGCGATGGATGTAGATTTAATGGCAAATAGTTGGAGATTAGAATTAGCAAGATTAGGCGAAATAGGAAGTTAATATGGCAGATGTATCAGGTAAGTTTTTCTCAGCGAAGAAAGTAAGAACAGGTGTATCA